GTTTGTATTCCGGTAAGAACTCAGGGGAAATAGAGAACAGCTCACAGACAGTATTTACATTGCAAAAACAAAAAGAGATACCCACTGAAACAATGATTGACTTTGAAACTTTGAAATTAATCCAAGACCGGAAATATGATTTATTGAAACTGAAATGCGAAAAGAAAAAAAGAGGTGAGGCAAAGGACATTGATATCATATTCAATAAGAAAAACTTAAGAATGTATGAATACGGGAAACAACCCGACTTTACAAAACATATACAGCAAGAACAAACAGCATTTTAAAACTTAAACAATAAAACAAATGGAAAAGAAAATTAAATCAGTGAAGTTGAGAAATACCGAACTTATTAAATCGGCTAATGGGGGGGATAAATGGCTTATACCGGGAACTCTTTCTTGTTTCACAGGAGAGTATATTCGTAATGACTCCAATGTCTTTGAAATTGAATATGAACCGGAAAGAAAGTTTATTGATGTGAGGATAGAGTATGATAACCGCGTTAAACTATACGGGGAGGATATCACCGCAAATTCATTAGAACGTTTTTTCCATGACGATTTTGTAAGACGTAACCAGATCAAAGTCATCGAACTCCCCGAAGTGTTTACACGGGAAGATATGATTGATTTCGCATATAAATGCAGACATTTGGTTGAATTTCCTGAAAGTAGAATTGATAAATTCATCTCCGAAAGGAAATCAAATGGAAGATAAAATAATCGAAGACTACAAAAAAACAGGCTCCTGTTTAGCAACATCCGAAAAGTTCCGTTTTGCAGGGTGGAGTTATAACAAAGTAATTAGATTACTCAGGCAAAGGAAAGTCATTAAAAAGCCGGGTAACTTTTACGGGTCTGAACAACCGCTGCAAGTTGATAACAGCCGTGAATTTAAATATTTAAATGATAGCGTGTTGGATTTTGAGAATGAAATTAAAACAAAATTATTTTAAAATGTCAAAAATAAATATCTTTGATAATTTGCAAACTTACAACATAAGAATTGAATTACGATCTACAAGAAAAAAACTATTTCTTGAGTGCATAAATAAAAATGATTCAATCAGTATCGAAGGGTATAAAATTACCAAAAATAAATCTAAAAATATTTATGAGTTTAATTTCCATACTTGGCAATTTAAAAAAGTTTATACCCTTTTTGATCGGTATGAGCTAAGTGAAAATTTGTATTGGAGGATGGCACTAATGGATAACTTTTATCCTCCTAATTTTTATCAAAGCAATCAGTTAGAATTAATAAATTTTAATAATGAAATTAAAACGGCAGTATTATGAAAGAAGTTAAAAAAGGTCAGGTATATTCCTGTAAGAATTCAAACGGTCGCTATGAAATAATACAGGTTGTAAGAATTTTAGGGAATATTGAAAATATACGAATGAGAAATGTAAACAATAAATCAGATGACGGGTTTGATGTTTCTAAATATGAATTTGAAAGGGATTATAAATTATTATGAATCTCTGCGAAAAATGTAAATCAGAACTACCCGAAAGCAGAACTATTCAGCAGAATAAATTTTTACACGTATGCTTTGGGATTTTAGCAGAACATTCAGGTTACAGTCTTAACCAAATAAAAATACTTCTCAAGAAAGAATTTGGATATTACAATGAAGTATTGAACAAAAAGACAGGCGAAGTGTTAATCGAATATAAATCCACTGCGAATATGACCAAGAAAGATTTTAGTGAGTTCACTGAGCAGGTCATTAACTTCGCAGGATCACACGGAGTGAACATTCCTCCGGTTGAAGATTATTTGTATTATAAACAATTAAATAAAACCCAAGTTTGATAATTTTACTTTGCTATTTGTTGCAAACAAAACTATTTTTGAATAACTGTTAGTAACGGTAGATTTACAATCTAAATTGTAGGGTATGAATTTCAAATGGAAACGGGGCAAGGTTGTGAAAATACGGGGGGTATGGACTATTACGCATTTTAGCATTAAAGTCGCTCATACCGCACGTATGAAAGCCGTTTTTACGGAATATTAACAAAAACATTATTTTTAAACTAAAATTAAAGAAAAATGGGTAAAATCAATAATGAAGTATTTGATACTGGGTTTGAGCACGGCAAGGGTATTAAAACTCTGACGAACAATACGGGCAAGCCAAAATTAACAGGATTTAAAAAACTTGAAGAACTAAATCCGGAATTTATTCAGTGCAATGATACGATTGTAATTAACGGAAAAGAGTATATTGTTTTAACAACAGTAACAGATTTCGCAAATGGTAAATTTCAAATGTGGATTGAAACAAAGTAAACAATTAAATTTTAACCAAAACCAAAAATGACAATTCAAGAACTCAGCAATAAAATCTTTGACGGCAGCTTTTCAAGGGAATCACTTTTGAGGTTGCTTAAAAAATATGTTGTAATGAAAGAAGAGGATTCTAAGATTGAAATAAAATTAACTCCGCTGAAGGAGAATGGGAAATGAGGGCATTATCACAAGGTATAATTGTAATCTTAACCTCGATAATAATTAATATTATTATTGTATCGGTTCGGGATGAAATACGGTCAGAAATGGTAGTGCCGTGTTTTGAAATAATCATTGCTTGTTTTATTGCAATTGGAATAATATCAGCAATATTATCAATTTTAAAATCAGAATAATAAAATAAATTCCCTAATTCCCCGTTTATGATTACAGTATTAAGCATAATAGCAGCGGCATTAATAATATTTCTGATAATCAGATTAATTTTAACAATTGCAAATGACTGAAAAGCAGAGAATATTAAAATTAACCGATCAAGAGAATGTAATTCTGACCGAAGTGTTAAATTACATTCGCAGAATCAGAGGTTATGAAGAAAACAAGAATCATAAATCAATGATAGGCAGGTTGAATCTTAAGGTTTATAATGACCTGCTGGAAATGGAAACGATAAATTTTAAAACAACAACTTTCAAATAATTCTGTTCATCATAAAGCCGACAGGTGAGAAACTTTGTTCTTAACTTTCTTAAACACTTTTCGAGATCCATTTCGAGACTCTTCTTGGAATTAAGTAATACAGGAAAAGAAAAGGTGAACAGAATTTAAATATAACAGAAAATGGGAATACTAAATAAAACTGATTTTAAAGAAATAGATTTGACAAAACAAATAATAAATTATAAGAAAATGGAAAAACTAACTTTACAGGATTGCTTCAAATATCCGAACGCGAGAATAAAATTTATGTTGGAAAACAAAGATAACATATATGATATTAAAATTTATTATTCGTTTATAAATAAATTGGGTTGTGAAAATGGGATGTATGATTCGTCAATCCCAGTTTCCGACTGCAAACTTATCCTCCGACCGTTAAGCAGTTTGACGGATGAGGAAAAGGGAAGATTAAACCTACTTGAAAGACGGTTTCCTAAAATGGATGATACATCAGAAACTTTTAGAAAGCATTATCAAAAGCAATCCGACTATCTCCGCAGTATCAACATTGACATAGACAACCTAAAAGAAAAAGGGGTTGCTGTTTATGAGTGATTTTGTAACAACTCTCAACGATTATGCTCACTCGGAGGGGTAAGCAGAAAAAGTCCTGACTTGAGAACTCAGGCATACAAGTAAGCCAGACCCCTGGCATAGACCGGGGGTTTTTAAAAAAATTTAAATCTAAGAAAAATGGAAAAATTAACTTTGGAAGATTTACACTCAAAATTACAAGGATGTTGTTATACTGCAGTAGGGGATGAACCCGTAATTAGTCAGGGAAGTGTTAAAGTTATTCAAGATTTTCTCAGACAAATCAGAGATGAAATAATTGAGAAAAGAAATGAATCCCAACCTTACTACACAAGCAAAGCAATGCAAGATATAAATGAAATTTTCAACAAATACTTATGACAATTGAATTAAATCTTGACCTCGATATCCGGTTTGTAAAATACGGGAATAAGCACAAAGCAATATGTGATAAATATAAAATGATTGGAAGGTCGGATGTAAACTTTGAAGAAGCTCAGAAAAATTTGATTGAGCAGATTGAAATAAAAATTTGGAGTGAATCATTTAACTTAAAACTTAACATAAAAACAAAATGAATTATTACTTAACAGGTTACAGCAAGATAACAGGATACATGGTTTACAGGTCAGCCTTAACCGACAACCTCAAAGAGTTGTTGATCGAAAGAGAAAATTTAAAGAATACTTTTAATTTCATTTTAAGGATAAATAAAATATGAAAAAATCATACAGGCATCTTAATAATGATTATCTTGGTTACGTTGATAATCTTTTAAAGAAAAAGCCAAAGAAAAGATTCAAGAATATAAAGCCTCAGAAAACTCTGAAGCAAAGAAATCAGACAATAGAAAACGGGAATGATAATATTTATCATAAATTTTTAAATTACGAACCTAAAGTATGAAAGAAAAAATTAAAAGCGGGAGACCTTCCAAGTTTGGTGAGGTAGATATGGGGGTTGTTGAAGTCTGTGTGAAAAAAGGTTTTACCGATGAAGAGATTTCGAAGATGTTAAAAATCACCTGCAGAACTTTTAATAATTGGAAGAAAGAGCATAGTGACTTTTTTCAGTCCTTAAAGGATTGGAAGAAAGAAGCGGATGCCGAAGTAGAGAAATCACTGTATGAACGTGCTAAGGGCTATAAGTGTGATGATACCCACGTTGCTGTAATTAAAAATGAAGTTGTTTTAACTCCGTTGGTAAAACATTATCCGCCTGACCCCACTTCAATGATATTCTGGTTAAAGAACAGACAACCTGAAAAGTGGAGAGATAGAACCGAAATCACCGGTAAAGACGGAAAAGATTTAATCAATGAGGTTAAAATTACAATTGTTAAATGATACTTGACTTCAAATGCTCTTCCGTCTTTGAAAAGAATTACAGTGCTTTTTTAGATCCAAAAATAAAAATCATTGTTAATCAGGGTGGCAGCCGTTCAACGAAAACATATTCAATCATTCAGCTGTTAGATACAATTGCCGTTTCCGAGAAAGTAAATACAACGTTCACAATTGCAAGGAAAGAGCTATCGACTTTAAGAGTTACGGCAATGCGGGATTTCTTCGATATACTGATTGACCAAAACGCATACAATCCGAAAGACCATAACAAATCAGAGAATACTTATCAGCTTCAAAAAACATTGATCGAATTTGTGGGACTGGATTCGCCGACAAAGAAACGGGGAGCAAAGCGAAAACATTTATTCATTAACGAAGCAAATGAACTGACGTTAGAGGATTGGCGACAATTGATAATGAGAACTACGGGAAAGATATTTTTAGACTTTAATCCTTCAGAGGAGCACTCATTCATCTACGATAACATACTGACAAGAGAAGATGCAATATTGATCAAGTCTACATATCTTGATAATCCGTTCCTTGAACAGACACTAAAAGAAGAGATTGAAAGATTTCAATTTGAGGATGAAAATTATTGGCGTGTTTACGGGCTTGGCGAACGTGGTATTTCAGTTGTTAAAATATACAGTAACTGGGATATTGTGAACACTGAGGAAGAGTGGAATGAGCAAATAAAGAAATGCAAAGAAACAACTTACGGCTTAGACTTTGGATTCAATCACCCGACGGCGTGCATAGAGATAAACGAAAACGAGAATGATATTTATTTAAAAGAAATAATTTATAAATCAGGATTGCTTAATCAGGACATTGTTAATCTGATGAATGAAAAGATTCCGAACAAGAATAAATATATCTATGCTGACTCTGCTAATCCTGACAAGATAAAAGAAATATCACAGGCGGGATTTAATGTTCATGAAGCGGATAAGTCAGTCAAAGACGGGATCGATGCCTGCAAGCGTAAAAAGTTTCACGTGCATAAAGATTCAGCGGGATTGATTAAAGAATTTAAATCGTATTCGTGGAAGACAGATAAGAACGGCAATATTCTTGATGAACCCGTTAAGGCGAAGGATGATGCTATGGATGCAATGAGATACGGCATATACCGGAAAGAGTCTGAACCGCGTGTATGGTTTATGTAAAAAATATTTGCAAATTAAAAAATAATACTTTACGTTTAAATTTTATTTTTTGTATTTTTGTGTTGGCTGTTTATAACAGTCATAGTTCTGTAAAATAAGCTCCAATTAAAATCCGTTAAAAAAATTATAAAAGGCGGGTATTTCAAACTTAAGGTTTAGGTTTGAAGTGCCTGCCTTTTTTTATTTATCAAAAAAGTTTGATCAAATACCTAAAGCATAAATTAGCAGAGTTCGTAAAATCAAACGTCACCGTTTCAATGACCGACTATCCCGCTTTTAAAAATAACTTTGAATCGTATTTCAATAAAACATCTAACAAGAATCAAACGTCGTGGATATTCGCTTGTATGGATGTGTGGGGAAAGCATTTCGCAGGGGTTAATTTCAGACTGTATGAAGAAAGCGGTAACGGTGAGAACAGAGAAGAGGTCTATAAGCATCCGATAGTCAGTATGTTTAAAAGACCTAATCAATTCCAAACGTGGTGGGAAATCAAATACAGGTTCGCTCAGCACTTCGGATTATACGGCAATGGTTATTTATACAAACTCAGGAACGGATTAGGATTGCCGATGTCACTGATACAGCTTTTACCGGGTTCACTTACAGCCAAGCCGTCTAACTCGGGTATTGTTGAAGAATATCAATATACAGCAGGTCACGGAGTTTATACGCTCAGTGCAAAAGATATAATTCATTTCAAATATCCTGACCCGGATAATCTTCAGGTTGGAAAATCTATCATTTCAAACATAGCGAATGAAGTTGAAGTAAATCAGTTTCAGTCTGCTTACCAAAAACAATTTTATAAACAAGGCGGATTCTTAGGATTAATATTTACAACTGACCAGCAAATGGGTGACGTTTCTTTTAATCGTGCTAAGTCAGAGATACAGAATAATTATACGGGTGATATTGCTAAGGGGTATAAGGCGGGGCTGTTCGATCAAGGATTGAAGCCAATTGCTTCCCCTTACTCAATCAAGGATATGGACATATCTTCACTGAAGAAATTGAACATGGAAGAGATATGTGCGGCGTTTCAGGTAAATAAATTCATGTTCGGAATGGCTGAATCTATAAACCGTGCCACAGCTCAGGAAGTTACACTGCAATTTACAAGCGGAGTCATAGAACCTATAATGAATTATTTTGATGTGGTTCTTACTCAGGATCTCGCAATGGAGTTCGGAAAATCATTGTGCATTCAGCACGACAACACTTCCCCGCGTGATCAAGAAGGGGAGTTAGCCTGGTATGAATCAATGACAAAGACAGGGTCAATAACTCCGAATGAGATAAGAATATTTGAGAATCTTGATCCGCTGAATATTCCGTCAATGGATATGCCTATTGACCTGAACAAGCAAGTTAAAATTAATCAAACAGTAAATTAAAATGGAAGATCAGGAATTTTATTTAATCGAGGACAGC